GTTGTCGTGCTTAGACCCCTTAGCCTGATTAACTTCGGGGTTCGCATCTGCTGTTAGCCCAAACCTTGCCTCTGGTTTCTTAAGTGGAACAGTCAAGCAGTCGGTACAGCTATGGTGATAATGTCACTTAACTAAAAGGAATACAATCGGAGTATGTTATAACTCACATCTCACGAGTGCTGTGTTAGCAGCTCGGCATAGTTAAAACCTTATGACCTTTAGTTATTTAATCAACTATAAATATCGCTACAAATAAATTTGCAACAAAATTTAGAGTTATTAAAAAGGTGCATGATGGATGGATTACTTCCAAAGAGGTAATGAAATTCTTCAAATACACTATTTGGTTAACTAGACTTAGCGATCAGAATCAAGACATCCTAAAACTAGGACATAACATAAAATCATTAATTAAAACTAATGGTTTTAACTTTACGTTTCTATACTTGAAAGAGTGTAGTCGTTTAGTAGTTATGTTTCTAGCAGGAACACCTACCAAGTCCTCTTATAATAAAGGGGTACGAGTTAGAGTGAACCGCTATGGATTGCCTGTTATAATACCTAGTCCTCTCCGAGTCCGTTTAGGGCTCCAAGGGGATAGTGTATTATGGACAAAAGCAATTCTTACTTGTTTGAACATCTATCGACAATTTCCTACAAGGGTTAAACCTGATCTGAGTTCTATTATTGAACCGTTTTCAGGGCTTAACCGATCTTTGGTTTTACCAAGATCACTTGTTCGAAATTTCGTTAGAGGACATCGTATAGACTTTGGTGTTATCCGAGGTTTTATCAGCGAATCTGCTGGTCCTATTGCTAAAAGAGCAACGTGGGGTTCTGGTGTTGATGCATTAGCATTAATACTTCACCCTGTTATAGCTATCTCAGTGATACGTGCATTATGGGCTGGTAAAGCTCATTTATACATTGTATCATTAGTAACTATTTGGATCCTATTAGGACCAATCTACGTAACTCTATATTTGATAGGTGCGGGTTCTAAGCTTCCGATCGGACGTCTCTCTGTCGTTTATGATCAAGCTGGGAAAGCTCGTATTGTTGCGATGCCTAGCTTTTGGATTCAATTGTGTCTGCGTCCTCTTCATGATTCTATTTATAGATTCTTGAAAGATGTACCACAAGACGGAACAAAAGACCAACTAGGCCCTCTTAATTTATTAAGAGAATCGCCAAATACAGGGCATTATTTCTCATGTTTTGATCTAAGCGCAGCGACGGATCGATTGCCTATTGATCTTCAAATTGACATCCTAAAATTATTAGGTGTTGATGGTCAACTTTGGTATAACCTGGTTAATTTACCGTGGTCGTATCGTAATGAAACAATCAGATATGCCGTTGGGCAACCAATGGGTGCCTATTCTTCTTTTGCTATGTTAGCTTTAACTCATCATTTGATAGTTTTACTAGCGGCGAAGAGAGTGGGAATTAGCAACTTCACGAAGTATGCTCTTTTAGGTGATGATATCGTTATCAACCATAATGATGTAGCCGAAGAGTATCTTCAAATAATGAAGTCTCTAGGTGTATCTATCAATATGAGCAAAACCGTTAGATCTTTAGATCTAATCGAGTTTGCCAAAAGATGGGTAACACCACATACTGATCTGTCTCCAATTGGAGCAGGAGCAATCCTGTCCATTATGAGAAAACCGGCATTAATTGGGGCTTTTATAGTAGAGTTGAACCAGAAATCATTGGCTAATACTTCTAGCACGGTTCGTAGTTTGCTACAAACTGCTCCTTTCAAATCGAAAGGTGCAATTTACGTAGCATTATGGACATGTTTTGGAGTAAAGGGGCTTCTGAATACCACACGCCAACTGAACGAGCAATCGTTGAGTTGGATCACTTATGGTAGAAGCGTAGATCCCTTTTGTTTCCAGTATAGTTTACACGAAGGAGTAAGATCCGTCGTGCTCGCGAGAGCAAGAAATGCTATCATCCAAGCGGAGCTTGCTGAGAAGTATTTTTGGAATACTTTCTGGCGCAAGACGGCCACTAAAGGATTAGTCCTTGGGCTTTACGAAGCCCTAGCGATTATCTTAGCTCCCGGATTTTGGTTGTATCTGGAGTCTTTAATTAGACAAACAGTAAACGCCAAAAGATTCGAAGCTGAAATCCATCAGATTCCTGTAACTCACGAAGGTACACTGGCTCTATTAGAAATGTCACCAATTGTAGGTCTTGACCTACGTTGGTCTAAGCAAGCTGGTAAACAACTCAATCTCTTCATCCGTGATGTTTCTAAAGCAATTTGGAACACCTACGATATGATGGAGGACGATTGTGGTATGTATAGACAAGATGATTCTCATTTCTTATATTAGAAATCTGATCAAAGAGTCTCTCTTACGAGCAAATGCGAAGACGACTTTCTTTAAAGTGTGTTCCTAGTGTTTGTTGATCTCCTATCTGGAGACGTAAGCAAGGGTTAACTGAAGACACC